CCTTAGTATACCCCCCTTGCATCATATCTTTAGGCCATTTTACCCAAAATGGCCAAAACCTCGAATTATAAGTTCGAGATCGATGTGATGACTAACTGGCAAAGACCTTGTTAAAGGATCTCGCCCGCTAAGATAACCGTTAGGCAATCTTAGCTTCTTGACCAAATACCTCGTTTTATTCAGTCGAGGCGTATAGAACAGGTCAAGTTTGTCAGGCACAAGAAACCCGCCAACAGCTAACGGCATGGCAAATTCATCGTTTTTGAATTTGACACGCTTAGGCCGTGGACGAAGTTCTTTGTAGCGTTGACTAACCAAGGTAGTCCGTATACCGGCATCCGGATTGGACCACTCTGGAACGAGGAAAATAGGTCCATCTATATAGCTCATAGCCAGGTCGAGAGTCTTTGGCAAAGAAGTTCTACTCTTTGCCGTCCACTCAAGAATCTGGTTCACAACTACATAGACATCGGGATTGTCGTGGAGGGTCTTTACATAGAAGGGCGTTACATCTACGCCTTTCCAGAAGTCTCCACCGCAACTTTCTCGAAATGGACCTTTTGAGAAGGACTTATCAGTATTAACAATAAGCCCCGCATCTCTTATGACAGAACATACGTCCTCAAAAATATCAGTGGGTATGATAATATCATCTCCAAAGATATATACGTTATCCCAATTTATGTAAAGGGATCGCGTACAATTAAGGGCGCACATTGTGCCATAAACAAGAGCCAAAAGGGTAAGTGTCATCATTGGGAACGTAAATCCGTTACCCATTGTTGAAATCATACCGAGATGGACAACTTGTCCGTTAGGTAGAGTAGTATTGGGGCTCCTTATCTTCATAAAGAGCTTGTACCACTCATCGGGAAACAGCAAACGTACTAGTTCAGGTGAGAACATATCAGAGGCATCAGACAAATCAATAGTCGAAAGACGTTGATTCATCGAACCCTCCCGAGCAGCTTCCTTGTTCTTAGGTTGCTGATCAGATATATTCAAACCTATACGGCGTAAAGCACCTTCGAGGTATTTGCCTGCAGCAAGCTGCAAGCACATATTCCCTAGTGGCTCTATCGCGATAGTACGATTTCTCTCCTCATTTTTAGGAACTGTCGCAAGCTTGGAACCTTGCACGAGACGACAATTAATGTCATCCGACCTCAAATCATGTAAGTAGAGGTACGGATTATTGCGTCTCAGTTGTAACACAAGGTCCAGAGCAGCAGGTGTGCAAGACCAGGACTCGTACATCTTTTCAGCTGGATGAGTGGACTTGGTGCCAATACTGGCACCAGGTCCAAACTTCCAGAGTTCGAAAAGATGCATGAAGTCTAGACTCACTTGAACGTTATGCTCTCTAACAGACGTTGTATAGTTTTCCAAGACACTTTGGATAAAGTGTCTTGAATCGCTAATAACATTTTGCTCGAGAGTAATAGCAACACTTGAAACTTTTTCATTGACCGAGATAAATCGTTCAATGGCATTAGTCTCAAGCGTAGCTGCGTTCTTTGTGAATACTGCCTTTTTACGGGCCCGTTCTTGCTGCCTTTCGATCGCGAAAGCCTGGTATTCATCGGCTTTACTCGCATTCGATAGCTCCTCTTGCATTTGAGAAAAAAGCGCTGTTAGACGCTCTTCGTTTCGTTTCTGTACACCCATGAGACAACTCCCAATAGGACAGGGTAAATGATTAGATAACGCCGGAAATCACGGTTGCCGCGATACCTGACGCTTGTTCCCAGCCAACACCAAAGTGAAGGCTGAGCATAGCGCGAAGTTCCTCGGGTTCGTACGTATCCGTGCCAGCCGGAACTTCAATAGTCGTAGTAACACGAGCGACCATCGGGTTCTGGTTTGAGGCAGGCGATGCACCCTTACGAGTAATTAACTTGTAAGTGTTCATCGGTACGTTTTTAATCACCCCTGTCAAGGGATTCGCCTGAGGCAACGTCTTAAGGACAGCAGGCCGAAAGAACGTAACACTGAAAGGTTTACTAACAGTGCTAACGCTCACATCGGTTTGCGTTCCACCCAGAGCACTAATGGCGTACTGCTTGCCATTAATGTTCGGGGCGACGTCGGTCGTTAGAGTGTACGTAGGGCTAGTAAGCCCCGAAACAGTAGCGCCGGTGACAGGTGTAGCTGGTGCAAAAGCCATTGAAAGGCTCCAATTCAGTTAGCCAGTAAATCTGGCGTACACTGAAACAAGGTTAAGGAGTTTATTAACTCCATTGAGGCCCATCTCATCAAGAGTCCGAAATCTAAGAACTCGAGGTGGGAAGGCAGGTAGTGGGGACCGTGAGAATTCATACGTCTCACTCCTCGCTGTCCCAGTCGTCTCGGAAAGATAATTATTTTCGAGCCAACCGGGATGCTTATAGTGATAACAGTATGCCTTGACCAATACTTGATATCTGCGGTTTAAGATGATATAAATACTTTGTCCAGTTGTACCGGAAAAAGTATCATCTAAAAACTCGCCAACTGTACTAAAGTAGTCAAAGATCCAGCTAAAGGCTGTTGCCTCCCACGCTGTGGGAATCAACTGTCTCGGGCTGAGACCAAAATGATCTGCTGCAGTATAGTTGTTCGCACTCTCAAGTAAAAACTTGTGAGCACAGATATACTTGTAAGAGATCGTGGATGCCACTTCAATATCACGTGCAACACTGCTCGAATTAACTGCAGTGGTGCCAGTGCTTTTGAATGACTCATTCCAGCTTCTTGAAGCACTACCAGTTAGCCTATCAACATGATTCTGGCGAGTTAAAAACGCCGAAATCGAGTTGCCGAGATCTGAAATATCTTTCATTATGGGTCTTACCCCAAATGAATAAGTAAGCCAGATATCGGAAGCTTTCTTGTAGGAGTCCTTGAAGCGCCCCTTCTTCACATCTCTCAAGGCACCGACTACTTTGGTGGTGATCCCAGACATCCCATTAACAAGGGAACGAAGGTCTCGTATTTCCGCCAAAGGAACAAGTGACTTAAAAGACTCGGTTCTATTGTTCAATTTGCGCTTCAGACGCGACAGCGCTTGATCTTGCGTTGTCGTATCTGTGTAACCCTCATAGATTGCATAATCAGGTATGAGTCTCATGGTATTGTACTCCATGATATCAAAACCTGGCACTCTAGCGTGGGCTTCTAACTTAATCATGCAAGGGTAGACATCTGTCACCTTTACTGAATAAGGTAGTGACGCATCTTGACCAAAAGAAACCTTTGTCTTCCAATTAGGATCAGAAGCAAGGTTCCGATAGTTATTCGCCCAAGGACCGGCTGTACCAAAGGATCCAGTTAGAACATTCTGGTATCTTGTACCAAGATGTACATAATAGGAATCCTGAAACTGGTGCCAGCGAGTCAAGTGGGCAAGTATCGATCGGTTCTTCACTTCGTTTCCTAAGTAGTTAACACAGCCGTGTGAAAATGCGGCTGAAAGGATGTCCCCATATTAACCAAGACTTTTAAGGAGGCCGCCAATTCCTGCGGCATCCCTTTGAGTCTTACAGTTGTCGAGAAATTGGAGCTGAACATTAACGATAGCACGGTCAAGTTCATCCGCCGAGTAATCCGAAGCAAAGTTGCCAGCGAAAAGGACCTCTTGACGAGGGCCTTTTTGTTTGCTGACAGCAATTGTTAGGATTTCAAGGTAGATTTCCTTGGCCAAGCGTTCGTAGGTTCTTGGATCCATTTCTCAACTCCTGTAAGGTTATATGGAG